ATGTCTGTGCGTCCATCAAGTAAAGGCGACCACTCACCCGCGTTGAGGGCATTGATAATTGGTGAGGCTTTGGCCAAGTCAGCCTCCTACAATACGTGAGGCCATCCAGCGACCCGTTGAACGGCGACGTGGAGGACGATACAGCGAATTTGTTCTTCGGGCCGTTTTCAATGCCTCTTTATAGACGAACAGCGCCGCTTCTTTCTTGGAATTGCTTTGCGTTAGTTCTTCAGCCGCGTCAGCCGCTAACCGCGCTGCCAGTGCTTCAACAAACAGCGGGTCAAACGATCCCGCATCCGTAATTCTCGCGATATATTCATAGTCCAACGGTGCAGATAAGTTGGTGTGAATGCGCCCCGAGATAATCTCATACGGTGTTTCCTCTGTTTGAATGCCTGAACTCTCGTACATAACCCCGATAGCTTCCGCGTTAATGAAGTTGCCGCCCACCTTAATGGGCCGTATATCATCTGTTGGTCTGTCATAAATCGTTGTGTACCCCCACTCGGGGATATCTGTGGACGCAGGTAATTGGACCCGCTTAACCGCGAACCGCCAAGGATACGCCGACTGTTCAGCATCACGCAGCGATTCATAGCGCGCATTCATAGCGCGCGCAGGTTTATTGTCATCTAATAGGGAGGTTATTCGGGCCTCGCCCAACATGCTTAAAGCGCGATTCGCAATATCAACTTCAGAAGCCATTGGAAGCCCTCATAATGATTAAAGCCCCACCCGCAGGGAAGGGCTAATTCTTAAATGCCGCTATCTTCGCCAACCGCTTGCTTAATGGCTTCAAGGGCAATCTCGATGAATTGTCGCTTGGTAACGCCACCAGCAGTTAGATTGGTGTCGTCAACAGCCAACTCAATATCCGAAGACGTGGTTGATGTGTCGATGGTAACGTCAGGGGCGTCTTGGCCCCCGACATCTACACCGTAATAGCGAACGGCCATTATGCACCGCCATCCACATAGGTGGCCTCAAGCATCAATGTGCCTGCGCCGCCCATATCTGTGGTAACTGTGCCGACGATATCATACCAAATCTGTGGATCAGCAGAAAGGCCAAGAGCTTCCCATAGGGGCTTATTCTTGTCCTCGATACCGTAAACGCCGGATTCATGTGCAATGTTACTGTCAACCAAAGCGGAGGTTACAACAGTTGCCGATGCAAAGTGATCTGCGTCTACAACTGCGCCGCCGTTGTCGTCGGTCTGGTATACACCAACGTCCATAGCACCGCCAACTGCAACAGCATCACAAGACAAGAGAATCTGCTTGATTACCGCGTTGGAACGGACACGAAGGAACCGAAGTTCATCTGCTGTGTCAGTGGCAGTCGAAACCTCGATTTCGCCAGCGCCCGTTGATTTAATTTTAGCATCATTCCAAGGATCGTTTGCCACCCGTGGGGTAGCGGCGCGATTGGAAATGATTGTGGAATCAATGTCAGCCATGATCTTACTCCGTACATTCGATTTGAATTACACGACCCGGCTCAAGACGGGTAGCACCCATAGTCATACAAGTGTACAACTGATAAGGCACGCCATCAATGTCAGGACGCTCGTCTACACGCGCTGATACATCCTTCCAAATGCCAAGATGAATACCGGACTTAACCCACATAGGGACCAAGCGGTAACTGGCATTAGCAGGAACCAAACGCGACACGATGATTTTAACACCGGCAAACTCGGTAACACGACCATCAACCAGAACGGGGTTAGCGTTCTTTGTGAAATAGTCTGTATTGATTACCTGCGTTTGACGTTTAAGGTCTTCGTGCTGAACTGGAGTAATCGCCATGTATGGCTGCTCCATTTCGGTGTCAACATCGTTGTCTTCCATCAGGCGAACAGCCCGTAGGATTTTATCGACGTTCAAACCAGTATCGGCAGCGGCACCAATTGCGGCATCCACACGATGATTAGTCGTATCGAATGTTTCAGTGGTCCCACCAGCTTTACCAGTCTTGGCGTCGCCATAGAACGAGTCAAAGATGATGTTGTCAGTCTGGCGCCCTGTTGCCTTGATAGCGGCTTGCGCTAGTGGGCCTTGTGGGTCAACCATCAGCCGAAGCTTATCGAAGGTATCAACCATTTGCGGTAGACTGTAATCAGTAGGGTGGACCCAACGACGATCTGTTGGCGCGTCAATACGCGGCATCGGAGCGAAGCGGGATACAACTTCCTGCATCTCTACAGAACCATACTGGTCAACGGGAACAGCGGCTTCGCCCTCGTGCGTATCTTCCGACACGTAAGGGCGCATCTTTCCGCCTTGGATTTGCAGCAGGTGGGCGACATTGGTCGTGTACTGCTGCACAAAATGGGTAGGAATATTAACGGACATTTCCGTTCTCCTTGATTGGTTTCAAACAATCGAGATACGGCTTGTCCTAATGGGGCCAACTCTTTGGTTTTAGGCTTCGTCAGCCCCATGCTTTGTCATGGTGTCAATCGGGGTATTGCTACTTATCCGCAGTCTTGGCCTTTGGTGCGCGCTTCGGGGCCGGTGGCTTGTCCTCTGCGGCGTTAACCCACTCTTCTAGCTCTTTGGCGTCACGTATTAGATAACTTGGTGCGCGAACACCCATAGTAGAAAGGGCTTCAATACAGCGCATTCTAACTTCTTTACCGTTCATTGTCTACACTCCTATTTAGGTCTGGGCTTGGGCTTGGGTTTCCCCATTGGTTTAGGTTTCTTTTTTCCACCATATGCCATGTTAAGTCCTCGCTTTGATTTCGTGGAGTTTACTCATGCGATCAATCGCAGGTTGGCGAACCTTTGTGTTATCGCTGCGATACTGCTTCATGAACGTTTCATCTGCCATAAGTTCATCAATCTTGGCGGATGCAGCTGCCGGTGACATACCGAAGCCTTCACCTTTAGGCTGCTCGCCGTGAACAGCATCGCCCTCGCTTGAACGCGCGGCAATCTTGGACAGCATATCGTAAACGGCAGTCTTATCCCCATTCAAAACGCCCTCAACAGCCTCATCATTCATGCCTAGATTGGCAAGCAAGCGCGCCGAATTTTGGAAGTCGTCAGGCTTTTCGGCTTTCCACGCATCGAACGAGGCAGCGGATTCAGCGTCCATAGTCTCCTTCAACTGCACAGACTGCTCCTGCATGATTTGTTGCAACCCTTGGAACTGCCCATCGCCCAACCCAAGTTGGTGCGCCGTTTCAGCAATTGATTTGAACACATCGTCGTTGAAGCCTTCGCCCAATACGTTTGTGTAGCCAGCGGCCTCATCTGGGCGCCCTAACTTCGTGTAGACAGGCGACATCGCTTCCAAGTCCGACATATCGGCAGGCAGTGAAAGCAACCGCTCCTCTGGGACACCCCGCAATTTCTCTAGGTTTTGGTACGAGGAAGCTAAAGCACCAGCATCAGCAAAGCCTTTCGTCTCCACATACCCTTTCATTTCATCGCTAAACCCTTCAGTCCAGCTTGTGACCGCCCCGGCATCGGGTGCGGCTTGGCCCTCGGGGGCCGCTCCTATTTCTTCGGTCATTCTTCATTCTCCGTAATACGCTTTAAATCGCCAAGCGGTTCAAACAACCGCTCCTTGATGTGGGCGTAGGTTCTGCGCTTTTCCTGTGCGGCGACAGTCCTATAAGGGTCAACATCGCCATTACGGTTGGTTGGAAGCGCTTTAACCACCCACCCCGTCTCTTTTTCGAGGTCACGTAATATCACCTCGGCTTCTGACTTTAGATCACCCCCTTCAGTTAAAAACAAAGATCGGTATGCTCTACATATTTCCAGCTTGTTTTGCGCAGCTTGCTCTGGTTTCATGCTGTGGATGCCCTCAACATAGCCGCGCCTTGCATTTCCTTACCATCTTTTTCTCCAAAGAAATACGCGACAGGCGTGCCTAAGTCATCTCTGTATTCTATCAAGATGTCCTTTAAGGTAATCCCTTCCGCGCTCGATGTTTCAACAATCCGCAGAAGCGCTTTGTGAAAATGTTCAAAGTCTATTCTCATGTGTTTTTCCTAACGCATACAGCAATACGGGCCTTCCAGTAGGCGAAGAGGTAGTTCTTGATAAACTTAGCCTCATCTTGGGCGCTCAACTCAAATGGCATGTTGCACCCCGCTTGCCGGTATGTTTGTTTTACCCCAAATAACAGGCATAAACCCGTCTAGGTAGAAGTTGTAATAGACATCAACAGCACCACCACGAAACAACTCCATGACTTCCGATATAGGATGACCAAAGAATGTTGTTACCATATGCATTTGATCGCCTCCATAGACACGCCCATTTGCCTTAGTACATTCGAGAAAACTCACCATCTTAAACCCCCACTGGCCTTGGTGCATTAGCTGATACCGCTTGCGTTTCCGCAAGGGTCTTGGCCGTCTGCGCCGCAATTGGAGCTGCCTCCAAAACGTCACCCATTTGCGCCCTTGTCTGCTTATCTTCCGCCTCTTGTGCCAATCGTTCATCTGATTTCAAAGCCTTGGCAGGAACGCCGTTCACTTCCGCCACAATCTTGGCAACCTCTTTAGTATCAAACTGATCATATACGGTTGGGTCTATCTGTGCAATCGGGGCCAGTGTTTCAAACGTGCGTAGAATACCGACTGCTTCTTCTGACTTGGCAGCGCGGGTCATTGGGCTTTGGTACTCGATCCGCAAGCCCTCTCCTGTCTCGGCTATGAACTCCTGTAACGCGGCAGGCATTTCAGGATGCAAGCCCTGCCTAAACAAGATGCCGCTTTCACGTCTAATCAAAGGACCAGCCCATTCAGATTGCAACCTACCAACAACCGGTGATGTCATTTGCCCCTGCTGTTGCGCAATCAGCATGGCTTGTGTGGCGGTCATTTGCGGGTTTTCAAGTAACACACGGAAGTAAACACCCATGAAACCGTCGTCGATCTGGCTGCGTGTATCCGCAATCATCTCCATACCAAGCCGAACATCAACATTCGGGTTCCAAGGATGTGCTAGTGGGCGCCCAGATTCATCAACTGCCCCAAGGTTACGCGCGCCCGGCGTTAAATCAAACTCGCTAATCGCGTCATCGGGCAATAGAACTGGTGGGTCAACAGCCATGTTCGCCGCTTCAATGGTTGTGCGGCGCATTTCATTCAACATAGAAATATCAGGCAACAACTGAATAGCAGGGGATCGGCCAAACACCTCGCGGGTCGATACGGAATACCGAGGCACGATATAAGGCATTTCGTTAAAGCCTTCTTCGCGTACAATCTCCTTGCCTTCTTCATAGACATAATAGCCAACGAAAGGCATTCCACGCCCATCAAGGCGGTTCCTGTCGTAGTCCTCACGAGGCCCAACGCAATGCAGGAACTCGAACCTATCGTCAAACTTGTTGGCGTTGTACTTATCAAGTATTTTTTGCGGTGTGTCTTTGCCAAATTCCACAACAGCCTGACGCGCAGTCATTTCGAACTTGCGATGAACCGTATCAATGAACCCGTCATTGTTTTCAGCTATGTATATTTCTGATAGATGGATGGACCGATATTTAGCACCGCCACCCTTGCGCGGCATAACTAATTGACAGCCTGTGCCATACGCACCAAGGGATAATCGCACCTCGTGGGCCTGCCCTGAAAAGTTGGCCTTTGGAGAGTACCGACGATCCCACAATATTTGGTTAAGCTCATCCATGTACAGCTTGACGTCATGCTGCTCGTCCAGATCATCATCGCCAGTGGTTAGCTTGTGCCAAAGCGCTGTCCTTGGCATGGTTGCGGATTCAATAGCGGCAGCGAACTTATCAAGCGCAGCCATAGGGAATGCATCATATTGCTGTTGGTTGCGTTGTGTGCCGGGCGAATGCTTCTGTCTAAAGTCATCAGAACGGGGAAGAACCAGCTTTGATACCGCCTCCCACATGCTCTCCCAATTACCACGGGTTGCGGCCATAGCCTCCTGACGTCGCATGAGCATCGTGGCCTTGTCGTTACTCACGTCTAAGGGCATGTTAGTTTCCTGTCACTTGGCGCTGTGCTGTAGGGGATTGCTGTTGACCTTGGACAAGCATAGACGCGGCACGTCCTCGCATTGTTGTCCCACGCTTGAGAGACTCAACGCGGCTTCGCGCCTCATCAATTGAAGGGAGTTTCTGCGGTTCTTTTTGCTTTCCACCACCGAATAAATTCATGCGCCTAACTCCTTAAGAAACGCCTTCATAATCATGTCATCAATCACAGGCCGAAGAAATGCAGCCTCTTTGCGGGTGAATTCATCCATTGCAGATAACTCCCATCGGCAGCGCTTGTGTGTGCCTGTACTCATGTGAAAAACCTTTTCTTTGGCGTTGTCTTTGGCTTTACTGCCTTTTGAATGACAACGTATTTCTTATCTGCGTACTCGTCTAGGTCATAATCTACCACCTTATACCCGTTTAGTCTACATTCACGTCGTATGCGTTCAACCTGTTCTGTCGAATCCTCCACCGCGTCTAGATAGACTGTCCGCTTATTCCCCGGCATTGGCCCACTTGCCCCCACCGGTTAAAGGGTCAAGGATATCTTCTTGGATGTAGTTAGCCATTCTGGCTTCCTTGCGATGCCTGTATAACTCAATCAGCGACTCTAAACGTCCTGACACTATCTTAATGCGTGCTTCTAGTTCTGTTTTATCCATTAGAAGAACCTCTGCTTTGGTTTGGCTGCGGGTTGTGTCCTTGGTGTGCGTTTAATCATGCGTGGGAATAACTCAGTAAAGGCCCACACAAGCGCATCAACGCGATCCGGTGAGTATCCTTGTATCTTTCTATCAAAATCACTTGTGAAGGCGACCATCTGATCTTCTATCTCGTTGAATGATCCAACATGCGATACACGGCCTTGCTCATATAATGCTGATACAGGCTCAGCGCGGGTAACTTTACCTCGGCTGGCATGGACTAAAGACACAGGCGCGTTGCTCAATGATGACTTGATGACGTGACCCACCATATCGCCGCCTTGGTTTTTCTCTGCAACAATCCTGTCAGCATCAAACCTATGGAACAACGACGCCACCCGCTTACCCCATTCATCAGGCGTGTAAACACCGCTTTCGTCTGCCAAGAGATACCCGCGCTTATCTTCGCAAATACCCGCCACAATGATTCCTGTTTCATCTGCGTTCTCTGTTGTGGATATCGCTGGATCAACCGCAACCACTATCCGCGTCATTACTGGCGCATCTTCTTTGGGTATTCTAAACTCGTCAATCTTTGACCGCTGCCACAGCGCGCCGGGCGTATCTTCAAGCAACTCGGCCATAAGTTCCTGACGACCAAGGCGCGTTCCCTCATACTTTGTGATGATTTCACTGAAGAACGTGGGGGCAAGGTTCTGCTTGTTATC